GTGGTCCACACAGCCGGTTGCAATCACCTGGACAGCTGCAAACACCACGCACGGCAACCAATTCCGCGCGACAGGAGACGAGATGCTGCTGGTGCGCAATACTGGAACAACGGCAGCGTCCGTTACCGTTGTGTCAACACCAGATGCGCCATTTGGGCGCACAGGCAACATGGTGATGAACATTCCTGCGGGCGGGATGGTTGTCACACAAATCTTCCCATTGCTCGGGTGGCAACAGCCAAATGGCTATATTTACATTGATACGACGAGTGCTAATGTGGAATTTGCAGTGATCCGAGTACGCCGCTAGCACGATGAAATCGTGATGCATAGCATAGAAAGGAGGACCGAACAATGCCGTCATTCTATCCTGGTTGGAAGACCATTCTGAAGGTAGGCGATGGCCAGAACCCAGAAAACTTCACCACCGTGGCCGTGGTCACGGATATTTCCGGGCCGACAATTCAAGTGAACACGGCTGATGTGACAAATCGCGATTCACAGGGCTATACCGATGTGGTCGCGGTAACGAAGTCGCTTGGTGAGCTGACATTCGACATCATCTACGACCCTGCCGAGCCAACACATCAGGTGTTGCGACAGTTGGTGGAGACTGGCAATCGGCGCAATTTCAAGCTAGTGCTCGCTGATCAGACAACGGCTTGGCAATTCGCCGGCTACGTTACGGGGTTTGAGGTAAACTCGGCGCTCGATGATGCAATGCGGGCATCCATCACAATCACGCTCACTGGTGCGCCGAACTTTAACGTGACACCGTAATGCTGCTGAGCTATGATGAGGGAAGGCAGGGTGCATCGTGTCACTCTGCCTTCCCGACATTCATGCTCACATAAAGGGGGTCGAACGCCATGGCGATGGATGGCTTCCTGACAAAGGAACAGATTCTTGCCGTTAATGACCTTCCGGAAGAGGTTGTAGATGTTCCGGAATGGGGGGGCAAAGTTCTTATTCGCGGTCTGACTGGCGCGGAGCGTGATGCGTTTGAAGAGTCCATCACGGTGACGCGTGGGAGGAATCGCGAAATTAACTTCCGCAACTTCCGAGCAAAGCTCGTGGCGCGTTCCATCGTTGATCCAGTAACGAAGGAACGCTTGTTCTCCGACGACGAAATCACGCTTCTCGGCAAAAAGTCAGCTCGGGCTTTGCAGCGGGTGTTTGAGGCTGCCCTGCGGCTGAACGGCTTCACCGAGGAGGCCGTTGACGAGCTGACCAAAAGCACTGAAGAAGAGGCCTGAACGATTCTTCTGGTTTAAGCTCGCGCTTGCGCTCGGCATGCCGGTTGCCGAAGCGCAGCGTCGTATTTCGGCAAGAGAATTTGCCGAATGGATGGCGTTTGATCAGCTCTATCCTATCGGACGCGAACGCGATGATTGGCGAGCCGCAGCATTGCTGACGATGCTCGCCAATATTCATCGTGGCAAAGGCAAGCCGCCTTTCAAGCTCAAGCAATTCTGGCCGCAGTGGGATCGCACTGAGCCTGATCCAGAGGAGCTTGAGCAGAAAGCAAAGGCTGCTTTCGCCTCGCTTGGCGCAGCACTTGGAGCCGAAGAACAACCAGATGATCATGGTCGGGTGACTCATCCAGTTGTAACCACAACGCCAGAGGAGACACAGCATGGCGGGGGCGGCAACGCTCGCATCAATCCGCGTCGTGTTTGAGGGCGATGCCAGCAATATTGTTGCTGCGGCCCAGAAGGTGGCACAGGCCGTTAAGGGCATTGAGGAATCGCTTGGCCGTACCCAAAAAGCGGCCGAGAAATTCCAGGAATCGCTCAAGGACACGCCGCAGAAGTTGATTCAGCTCCAGGAAAACATGCGGGGCGTTGCAAAGGCTGCAAGCGAGGCGAATGCGGTTTTTAAGCAGAGCGCGGCAGGCATTAAAGAAGTCAGTGACGTTGCTGAAAAATCTGCCAATAAGACGGCCCAAGCGGCAGAACGCTTGCGCACCTCACTGAGCGCACTTCGCAGCGTTGCGCAAGCATCAAAAGGAGCGCTTGATCCGGTCGATGCAACGCTTGGGCGGATTGCCCAAAGCTTTATCAGCATTGGCGCCGCTGCGACACAATTTGTGCGCACCGTCGGTGACGTTTTCCGTACGATCCGTGGCGCCACGACAACGGTTGCTGCACCGCAAGTTGATAGCCGCGGCATGCACGAAGTGGCATCCGCGGCAACAAGGGTATCGCAAAGTACTGCCGTAGTTGCGAAAGAATCTGGGAAAGCTTCATCGGCGATGACGTCGCTGTCGCGCTCAAGTGCGTCTGCGGCTCAGAGTTTGCAGAGGACGGACGGGATCCTTTCCGGCCTGCAGACGCGCATGCGCTCAGTGATCGAAATGGTGTTTGAGTTCGGGATAGCGCTCGCCGCATTCCGTGCATTCGAGCGGTTGTTCAGCGGATTTGGTAATGCGGTGATCAATGTCAATGCGCAGCTTGAGCGCTCGCAAGTTGCATGGACCGCATTTACTGGCAGTGCCGAGGACGCAAAGGCGGTTATTTTTGCCATTCAAGCCCTCGCCGCCAAGTCCCCATTCAGATTTGAAGAACTCCTTGAGGGTGCGCAGAGGCTGCGCAATGCGGGCATTCCGTTGGCCAATCTGGTGCCTTTGTTGTGGGACATTACCACAGCAGTCGCGGCCATTGGCGGAAGTTCCACACACATCGACCGTGTCACCTACGCGCTCATGCAGATGCTGAACGCCGGGAGAGTCTCAACGAATGAAATGCGCCAGTTAACAGAAGCCGGTATCCCGGCGTGGCAAATCTTGGCAGACACACTGAACGTTGATGTTGCGACCGCAATGGAGATGGTCGAGAAGCGCCAAGTCGATTCAATGACCTTCGTCATGGGCTTCTCGGAATGGGTCCGCAACAATTATCAGAACCTTGCCGAAAATCTTTCCAGGACATTCTCCGGTGCGATGACAACAATTGCCGATAGCGCAAATATCGCAATTGCGCGCGGCTTCCAGCCAATCTTCGAGGCCATGCGCAATGTGGTCGTGGCGATTGCAGAATTTGCACAGTCAGACCGGCTGATCATTGACTGGGCTGCAAGCGTCAATGGCGCGATGCAGCTCGTTGTGCAAGCGGCGCAATGGTTGGTGGGTGCGTTTGCCCGCGCGCTTTCTCAGGTTGTCGCTTTGGTTGAGGCAATTGGCCGCGAAGTTTATGAGGCGCTGCAATGGTTGAACCCCTTTGCGAGGCACTCGCCATCTCTCGTTGAGGAAGTGGAAGAAGGAATCCAGGAGATTATTCGCACCTACGGCACAGCCGATAACATCCGCAAGGCGCTTATTGGCGTGCGGGCGCAGATTCGTGCTTTGGAGTCGCAACAGCGCTTGCTGAATGCGGCGATGCGTGACGCACAGCGGGAGCTGCGGCAGGCACAGCGGCAATTGCGCGAATATCAAAATGCGCTGCGCAACGTCAACGAACAGATTCGGGAAGCAGAGCGCAAGATCAAGGATCTCGTCCAAGCAACGCTTGTAGAGGAACTTCCGTTCCTTGAGCAGCTTGCTCTTTACGATCGCCGGATTAAGGAGCTGCGCCTCCAAAAGCTGCGCCTAGAGTTCTCTGGCGTTCCAGCAGCATTTATTGAAGATCTTGAAGACAGAATCGAAATTCTGCGCAAACGCGCTGAGATGACCGATCTTGAGCGCGAGCTTGCCATCGGCCCTCTGCGCGAGCAATTGGAGCAAGCTGCCGACGCTGCCCTGGGCCTCAACCAGGCCATTTCGTTTAGCCAGGCATTACAGGAGATCTCTCAACTTGCCCAAGAACTCGTTGCTCTCCGGCAAGAGCAACAGATGTGGCAAAACTTGGTGACGCAACAAGAGGCCGTTGTTGAGGGACTCAACGACCAGCTTGAGCAGCTTCGCGATGAGCTCGATCGTATCCAAGATGCATTGGCCGAGCTCCGGAATCTTGCTGCCCTGCTACAATCGGCGCTTGACTCCTTCAAGCAAACTGGCGAGCATGCGGAGAAAGCCACGAAGAGAATTACTGGGCTTACTGGTGCTTTTGCGATTCTCCGCCGCGAAATGCAAGAGGTCGCAACGACACCCTTCACCGTCGACCTTTCAGGCTTGGATAACTTAGCAGAACGATCCCGCATTGCCACTCAGACGTTCACTGAGGCCATTAACGAAATCGATCGCTTGCTTCCTGGCGTGGCATCGCGCAGCGCAGAAGAGCTCTGGGCAATGCGGAAAGAGCTCGAGAATGCTGCACGATCTGCGCTGACAAGCCGCGAAAATCTACGTGCCTTCGCTGATGCCTTGGACCAGGCAAAAGCTGCGCTGCGCGAGCAGGAACAGGTCTTGCAGAAATATGAGGCGGCTTTGCGTGATGTTGAGCGGGCCATTTCGGCAACAGAGCGCGCAATCCGTGGCCTTGTCGATGTTCCGCTTGCAGAAGAGCAGCCCTATATTGAGCAGCTCAAAGAGCTGGAGAAGCAGATCAAGCAGCTTGAATTGCGGCGCATTGAGCTCATTCTGGCTGGTGCGCCAGAAGAGCAGATTGAAGCGGTTGAAAAGCAAATCCAGCAGCTTGAAGCTCAAGCGAAGCGCGTTGATTTGGAGCGCGAGCTTAAGATTGAGCCCCTGCGCGATCAATTGCGCGAGATGGCTGATGCTGCGCTTGGCACAAACCAAGCCCTCACATTTGAGCAAGCCAAGCAAGCGATGCTCGACCATATTGCCAACTTGCAGAAACTGCGTGAGGAGCAGGCCAAGCTTAATGAGCTCGTGCGTGAGCAACAGACGCTTGTCAGTGAATGGCGTGACAAGGTGGAGATGCTCACGTCTGTCTATAACGAGCTCCATGCATCAGCGTCAAATGCGGCCGAGGCAACGGAAAGCGTGCAGTTGCAATGGCCACAGGAAACCACTGGATGGCTCGAGGAGGCCAAGAAGAAGCTCGAAGAATTCGAAACAAAGGCCAAGAGCACGCGAGAATGGCTGCTCCAGATGGTTCAGCCAGCATTGCCCTATCTGCAGCTGGCCGGTGAATATCTGGCAAGGTTTGTCACCGTTGCTGGCAGCCTAATCGTCTTGCGAGTTGGCATTGGCCTCGTTACGAGCCTTACGAAAGCCCTGTTTGGTCTCAATGGCGGTATTATGAGCCTCTTTACCGGCTTCACCGGCCTTGCCAACATCATGACCTTGGCTTGGATGGCCTTTGAAAACAATTGGCTCAATGCCGCGACGATCTTCAAGCCTGTTGCGGACGAGTTCCAGAAGTCCTTCGAGCGCATCAAGACTGCGTTCCAGCAAGGAGGTTTTGCTGGCGGTATACAGGCGCTTGCTGATGAGATTGTCCGCCTCACACCAACCGTGATAAGCGCGATACAGCAGCTCCTCACGAATATCATGACCGAGCTGCAGAAAGTTGATTGGCAGAAGGTCTGGGATACCGTCGTCGAGACATTGTCTGCGGCAGCATCGGCGCTTGGGAAGCTCGCCAGCGCGATCATCCAGGCGATCGTCAAAGCGCTTACTGAAACGGACTGGCAAAAGGTTGCCGATGAAATCTCCAACGCGTTTGCGACTGCATGGCAAGCATTGACTGGTCTTGGCGAAAAACTCTGGGGCTGGCTTGGGGAGCAAGCCAAGACCATCGATTGGGGCAAAGTCGCAGAAAGCATTATTGACTTGCTTTCTGCTGCGTGGTCTGTCGCGAAGACCATTGGTGGGACAATTCTCGAATGGCTTGGCAAGACGCTCTCTGAAGTTGATTGGGACAAAGTTGCAGAGACGGTCGGCGATGCCATTCTCACGGCCTTGGGATTGCTTGCCACTGGCGCGGAGAAATTCTTCAATTGGCTGGGCAACGTGCTGGGCCAGGTGGATTGGGGCAAGGTTGCAGAAACAATCGGTGACGCCATCCTTGCTGCACTCGAATTACTTGCGAAAGGAGCCGAGAAACTATTCAATTGGCTCAGCAATGCCCTGAGCCAGGTCGATTGGGATAAGGTTGCCCAATCAATTGCCGATTTCATTGGCAACGCCATTGTCACCATTATGGACATTGGCGGGAAATTCGTCGACTGGCTTACGAACGCGATTTCCCAGGTTGACTGGAGTTCCTTTGCGAACAAGCTCGCTGATGTCATTGCTGGTGCCATCTCTGGCCTCGCAGATTTTGGCTCCCGCATCTGGGATGCCATTGCCAGCTCACTGGATAAGGCGGCTGATAAGAACCGGCTCGCGACGATAGGCGAACGGGTTGGCATCGGTCTCAGGGCTGGCGTAGAGAGTGTCGCTCCGGACACAGGGGCGATAGAACCATACATTCCGGAGCAGACCGGCCCACTAGTTGGCCCAGTTCCAGCGGTCGCGGCAGCGGCAAGTGAGTTTTACAATTTCTTCCAACAGAACGAAGCAGCACGATCATTCCTCCAATTCTTGGTTGACCAGCTTGTGCCAGGATTCAACGCACTTGTTGACGGAATTTCGCGTGCTGCACAGGTCATTAAGGACAACTTCGCTCCGACATGGGAGCAATTCAAGTCCACGCTCGAGAGCCTCCAGCCGATCTTCCAGGCTGTTATTGTTGTTGGCGCGGCAGTGATTGCCGGGTTTGTGATCGGTTTGCGCATACTTGCTGAGGTTCTTGGGGTCGTGCTTCCAGTCGCAGCCCAAGTCTTTATGTCGGCAATCAATATCGCGCTCATTCTCATCAAGCTGGTGGCTGATGTGATTACCGGCGCTGTCATGCTCATCGTTGGCGTTGTCACCGGCGATTGGAACAAGGCATGGGAGGGCGCGAAGAAGATTGTTGGTGGGGTCGTTGACGCCATTATCGGCCTCATTTCGCAGCTGTTCAACATCAT